GAGCGCCGTCGTTGTTGGAGTTGCGGTTTGTGCACTGGTAGCTAGCTCCGGTTGCCTATTCGATAGCCATTTCTAGCCAAGAATCGTCTAGGTTATCCGTCACCCTTAGCGCGGCTTTCACCTGAGCTAAAGTGCTATATCCGTTAGTAATGGCCATGTCTCTAGTTTAGTCCTAACTCTTCTGCTAAGTCTCTTAGCATTTTGTAACCGTTGCTTTTTGCTTCGTCACTAGCCATAGCTCCAGATAGCGTAACTCTAGTAAAACCGCGGTCATAAATAATACGAATTGTACCCGCGTCGTAAGCCTTAACGTTTCCCGTCTTAGCCATGCCTAGCGCTAGGGCCCAGTCTGCGAAACGGTACCCTTTTCTAAACCTGCCTGCCTCGTCCCATAGGCTCTTCTTCATAGGCTCTGCACCCACCATAGTCCACGTGTGAGCTATTACGTCTGGCTGCCAAGAACTAAAGTGTAGCGAGTGGTCGTGCTTGTCTTGGATACTGTCGCATACTAGGTTATAGCCTGCAGCGTCGGCGTCGTCAATCTGATTAAGAGCGCCTGGTAAGAAATGGTCGTCTACGTTGCATATGGCTACCCAGTCGGTCTTGCATAGCTCTATAGCTCTGTTCCAGTATTCGGCGTAATCGTCTAGGTTAGCTAACTCGCAGATAGGGCTATAGCGCTCTGGGATTGAATCTAGGACCATTTGATAGTTGTTTGCGTCTGCAACTATGGCTATCTGGTCTGGTTGTCTCTCTAGGGATTGTACGCCGTCCCACCATTCCGCTAGAAACTCAGAGTACCCAGTCCCCCAAATAGCTAGCGGTAGGCCTATGGTCGTCACTACAGATTAGCCTTTAGGAAAGGGACCCACTTCTCTAGCCAAACCTTCTCGGCGTCGAACTGCTTAGCAAAGTCGCGGCTTACTTCTGAGTGTGAGCCTTCCGCTTGCGTCGTGTCGTAGGCGTCGCATAGCGCTTGGTAGATACCCGCGATACTAGGAATCTTAAACCAAGCTACCTGGGCTTCGTCCCAGAATAGCTGGCCCTGAATTAGGAATCCGTCTTCTGCGACTAGGTCCTTAGGTGCGCTCCAGTTAGTAGAGATAACGCGAGTGCCGCATGATTGAGCCTCCATAATTGGTAGCTCGTACCCACCTCCGTAAGACACCTGTAGTACAACGTCTGCAGCAGTGTAGACGGCAGCTAGGTCCTCACGCTCGAAGCCGAAGCGGTAATCGATAGGGTTAGGGAATAGTACGGCGTCCATAGGCAGTCCGCACGCAGCAGCTAGGCGCGGTAGGTGAAAGCCTCCGAAGATACCCGTAGGCTCCGTGTGAATGTATATGTAAGCGTTTGGATTCTTCTTGCGGAACATAGCGAAGCCGTAGAGCAGCTCGGCGAAAGCCTTGCGGTGAATTGACTTATTAGCTTTGTTTGCACTGTTAACTACTACTAAGAAATCGTCGTCTTTTAGGTTAAAGAATCTGCGGGTCTTCTGCCCTGCTAGTAGCTCTGTCGGCTTGAATACGTGCGTGTCGATAGCGTGCGGGATATACGTAGACTCGATACCTACTTCTGCCATTTGCTCTACTCCGAAAGGAGCCATGGCAATAGGCATAACGTTATCTTTCTCTAGCCAGTTCTTAACTGCTGGAGGAATAGAGACGTGGTCTAGCGGTACCCAAGAAGCAATCTTTGGCATTTGTGCGAAAGCAGGATTAGTAAGAATCCATACGTCGGCCAAAGTGATTAGAAGGTTTGTCTTGTCTGGGTGCTTATTACCGTGGTGCTCCCAAGCGATAGGCGTAGAGTCGTTTGAATAAAGGTCCATACCGCGGGCGTACTCGTACACCTTGCCGTAAGGCGTGTCTACGTAGCCGTTGACTCCCTCGCGCCCGTAGTTAGTTACGGTAGCTACGTCGATACCGTGTCGCTTCATACGGCTTACAACTTCGTAAGACTGCTGGCCGTAGCCCGTGGGTTGCGAAATGCCGTTCGAGTACCACGTTACTACGCCGTCGATTTTCTCTGTCTTTTTAGGGTTGCCCATTTCTTACCTCTTTCTACCTTCAAGATAACAGAAAACCCCTACCGTTTCCAGTAGGGGCTCTCCGTTGTTATCTAATACTAGGCAGTTGCGCCCTGGTAGTACTTGATAGCTGAAGTGTCCATTAGGTCACCGTCAACGCGTAGGGTGAAGCGGTAGTTAACTACACCTAGGTTGAACTGGTAATCTGCAGACTGAGCGACCTGGAGGCCACCTGCAACGCGGACGCGGTAGCTCGCCCAGTCGCCTGCAAGAATTGACTTAGCGGAAGTTCCGTTAGCCATGTGTGGGTTCTCTACTAGTGGACGACCTAGAAGAGTGTCTGGGGTACCAAGAGCCAATGAAGGCTGGAATAGGTACTGGCCAGTGGTGTCCTTTAGCTTACGGATAGCGCCAATAGTGGTTCCGTTCGCCATGAAAGCGAAGTTAGCCGAAGCGCGTACTGCTGGGTCAAGCGAGTAGAACAGGTCGATAATGTTGTCGCCAGTTGGAAGACCGCCTGCAGCAGTTCCAGTAACAGCCGAAGACGCAGCGTTAACTACACCGTTTGGCTTGCTTGAACCGTTGTCAGTGGTTAGCGCGGCGTTAACTGCGTAACCGATTGAGTTTCCACCCGCACGGGCTAGCTCGTCCTCTAGTGAAACGCCAGTGTCGCTTAGAAGCTCCTCGGCCACTGGGACCAAGAATGAGTACTTGTAAGCGCCTAGGGTTACGCTGGAGAAGGTAGGGTCAGAAGCGGCAATAGTGCCACCTGCTGCTACCAACGAAGCAGAACTGTAAGCGGTGAGTGAAGGGAATACGATATCGTTTCCTGCGTCGGTGTTTAGCACGTTGCTAACACGAAGCATAGGACCGACCTCGCGAGCCTTCTGCCATACCTGGCCGAAGAAGTCGGTAGGTACTAGGTTAGAAGAAGGGGTTAGGGTGCGGAACTCATGTGAGCGTACCTCGCCGCGAGCAATCGCGCGTAGTACGTCTGAGTCCGACTTAGGGGAAGCGACCTCAAAGCCACGGGTTGCTTCGGCGGCCTTTGCCTCGCGCTCCTCTAGCTTGCGGACGTTTTCAATAGCTGCGGCACGCTCGTCTAGCTCTGCGTTGATACGGTCGAACTGTACCTGCTCTTCAGCGGATAGCTCTCTCTTCTCGTCTGCAGCGCGGTCAAGGATAGTCTTTGCAGACTCCCAAGCACGGGCGCGAGCCTCAGTCTGAGCTTTAATAAACTGCTCGGACATTTTGTCTCCTTATGATTAATGATTAGTGATTACAGCCGCGCTTACGCAGTCTGGGCGTAGGTGCTTACACTCGTACGTATTTCTAGTCTATACCACTAGGTAAAGGAAAACCCCGCTAGTAGAAAGGGGAAGAACTAGCGGGGCGAAACCCTAAGCTTGGCTGCGGACTGGGTCAGCGAGTCTCTGCAGGCTTGGTTATACGGGTTTCCTTTTCAGCGGCTGGAGCACTAGCCGCAGTCTGTGGGTTATCAAGGGCTACAATGGCCTCGGCCCACTGGTCTGCCAAGTCTGCAATAGGGCCAGATACTGGCTCTCCTGCAATCTTAAGAATTACGTCTTTAATGTCTGCTTTGGTTGCCATGTTTAAATCCTCTTTAGTAGTAGGTCTAGTTGCTTCTGCTTGATTGTTAGAAGGCTTGGCTCTGAAGTGCTTTCCTCTGTCTGCTCCGCAGCGCGTGGAGCAAGCTCCTCGACAACGGACTTCATTAGGTTAGCCTGCTCTTCGGTTAGGTCTGAGCCTTCTTCGATACGTAGCATTACGTCGGCCAGTGCGTCGGCGTCAACCTGAGCACGCTGGGCCACCTTGTCTAGTCCTCGTACGCTTGCCTCGGTTGCCTGGTAAGCAGGGAAGGCTACAATCGATACTTCGAATAGGCGTACAGACTTAAGGGTACGCATGTCACCTTCTGAGTTCCAAGCGTCCTTAATTACGTTGAATCCAAAAGACATAGAAGACAAGTCCCCGCGCTTAAGTAGCTCGGCCATGTCGCGTCCGTCGGTTGTGTTTGGTAGGTCAGCTTCGACACGTAGGCCTACAGAGTCTTCGTATAGGCGTAGGGTCTTAGAGCGTGAGCTAGCTAGGACTCGTCCCGTGTCGTGGTTTACAAGAAGCTTTACGTCGTTGCGAGACTTTAGCGAGCGGCCAAAAGCGCCTGGCTCGATAACCTCGTAAAAGCCGCCTAGGTTCTCTGAGCGAGAATTGAACTTAGCAGCATAGCCATAGAAGGTCATGCCGTTTTCAGATTCTCTAACTTCAAAGCCTGCTTCTACGTCGCGGGTTTCTCTCTGAGTCATTTTCCTTTGTCTTTCCTCTTCTGCCTCTAGTCTAGCTACTACACCTTCGGCGTAGGCCTTAGCCCTCTCAGCGCCGCGCCTATTCGCTGGAGCGCCCCAGAGCAACATAGCCACAACACCCGCAGAAGGATAATTAGGGTCATTAGGGTTAGCAGCAGGAGCGTCAAGGTCGCCCAAGTGACGAGCAATCCAAGGCCCAATAAGACGCCACTTACGTTCGCTAACTTCTCCGTTAGCCATAGCACGGGCGTCCTCGATTGTTTGTGATACAAGACCGTCACCGCCTTTCCCCTCTTCGTAATACTCTAGCCCTCTACGGGCTGCTGCACGCATGTAAGCGGGGGGTGTTAGGTCTACTGCCCTAGTCTCTTCTTCTGGCGTTTCAGGTACCTCAGAAGGCGCGATAGCGGTAATTCCTAGCTCGCGGTAAGCGGCCCTAATGTCTTCGTTGTCGTCAACTGCAACCATAACGTTATAGGTCTCTAGAAGTCTTACGGCCTCTGCACGCTTAAAGGCAGTCGAGTCGGTGTCTGCGTCTGGCTTCATAATGAGTACGTCGTAATCTACGTCGAGCTGTTCTAGCTCTGCCTCAGTTGCCGCACGGTCTTCTTCGAGCCTTGCAGTGATAACAAAAATAGTTGTGTCGTCGAAGCTGTCTAGGTACTCGTAAACGGCTTCGTTTCTCTCACCGTCAAAAGTTACTAGCGTTCCGTCGATATCTGCTATGACGGCTGGAGGACCGCTCTCTAGTCTTAGCTCTCCCATGTATTCTGACCCTTCATTCTGAGCAATAGCTAAAGCTTGGTC